GAATCTGCGCCTTTGTCTATATCTCCTTCACCAGCATTTCTCACAGCATCTGCTGTAAATACGAATTCATTCTTAGATAGTCTAGCAGGCACATCGTCAGCTCTTTCCATTCTGCCCATATCTACAAAACCACCTGTTTCTCTGTAGTCTTTTTCTTGACCATCCATGTCGATTAATGGCATAGTCTTTTTAGCTACTGGCTCTGCATCTCCACCTTCTTGATAACCTGTTCTCATCAGACCACCATCAGCAGCAAATCTTGGTGCTAAATAATTGTAAGGATTGTTTCTTATATCTGCAATGTTAATACCTTGAGTTCTATAATACTCATCTAAATCCATTTTATCATCATCGTCTTTACCCACACCTAACATGTCTAAAGCAAAAGGAATTCCTAAACTTAAAGCTGTTGTTTTGCCTAATGATAAATTATCAAAACTAAGAGCTTTGTCTCCACCTTTAGTTAAAATTTTAGATAAAAATCCACCTGGTTTTGCAAAGTTAGAAAATCCACCTGTAGCTTTTATACCAAAACCTGGCATATAATATGCTCCCAAACCTAGTAATGCAGCCTTACCAAACGGAGATTTAGCAACTTTCTTAACAGCTCTTGTTGCTTTCTTAACTAGCTTACCTAAGAAATACATTTGTCTACCAGCTTCATCAATGTTGCCATCAGCAGCACCCCCCATAACATCAGTGTTCATAAGACCACCACCCATAGCAGCAACTCGGCCACCATTAGCCATACCTGTAAAATCAAATATAGAACCAGCGAATCTTGGTGCTAGTCCACCTAAATTTCTTGTAGGTGTTACAGGATCAGCTGGAGTATTATTTACGAAACAATAAGCTGGTGGGTTAGGTCCTTTACATGGGTCTAATATTTCTTGATCTGGTCCTCCATCGTCTCTTTGTGGTATAGGATTACCATAAGCATCAATGTCTCCTCCCATTCTTCTGTCCATGTAATTACCATAAATTTCTTGCATCTCCGTTGGAGATAACGCTTCAAAAAGTCCAGGAGTTACTTCTAAACCTTCATATTTAAATTTACCAGCACCTAAAACATCATCGGTAAAAAAATCTTTTGTTTTTCTAGATCCTTTTTTAAAAAATGGAGATGCTAGGTTTAAACCTAAACCTAATAATCCAGGCGCATCAGGTGTATTAAATCGCTCTTTAAAAGTTTCTACATTTGCACCAGAAAACTTGTCTGATTTTTCTAATAAATTATCCATTAAAGATTTTTGTAATTCTGTTTTTGGTCCAATTCCTGATATATTACTTACAGAAAGTAGTTCTGCTTTTTCTTCATCAGTTAAACCAAACTTATTTAATGGTACAGTTTTCCCTGTTATAGGATCTACGTAACTTTCTGCTCTTGATAAAATACCTTTAATTCTTGCTTGACGTTTCTTTTTATCATTTAAAAGTTTTTTACGCATTTCTTTTCTTGTTGCTTTTGCATCAGCTTTAAATTTTTCTTCTATTTCTTTTTGTTTTTTATCCGCTTCTCTTTTTTTTCTGTTTTTTTCGTATTCTTGTTGAGCTTTTTTATCTGTTACTTTATAGTCTCCTGTTCCAGTATCTGTAGTTCCTGATACATCAGGACCAGCACCTCCATAACTTCCACCTGGTTCATTGAAAGATCCAGCCTCTGTGCTTACTTGTCCAGTTGGTGAACCAAAGTCACCTTCTAAAGAAGGTATACCACCAGGTCCTCTGTTTGGTTTACCATCTAATGATCCATATAAATTTAAATCTATAAGTATATCTTGTTCTTCAGGTGTAATGTAAGCTAGTTTTGCTGTAGGTGTAGTAGGTGATGATTTAGCTATCTTTGGTACAGTCACCATTTCAGATGGCATGTAGTTCATAACTCCTGCTTGCTTTACAGGTTCTTTACTACCTTTTTTGTACATCTGTCTTGCTTGTTGAGTTCTTGTAATGGCCATCGTTCTATTATACTATAATTTTGTATCTCCTCCAAGTGGTAAAGCTTCTACAGTTACCTTAACATCTCTTTTAATATCGTCAGCTACAGTCTCTGTTTCAGGGTTTTGTACGTCTTGCATAGCTTCTGCATCTGAGTTATACTCTTGCCCTGTTTTCATATTAGTTAATGTAACCTCTGTTTGCGGTGTAATAATCTTGACTGGTTTACCGTTTATTATTTCTATTCTGTACGATGCTTCTGTTTCTATAAATGACATATTAATCTCTATTTATCTCCAATATTGATGCGATCACATCTGCTGCGCCGCTGGTTGCATTTACCTTTAATATCTCACTTTCTTCCATAATTAAAGGCTCACTTAATACTTGTTCTTTTGCTTTAGAAGATAAACTTACTTCTTTATCTACTACAAACGCTGTTCCTGCTGCATTTGTTAATGTTACTTCAACTGTTGCTGTTGAGCTTGCATCTTCTGCTATTAAAAGTGATTTAACAATTGCTCTAGAATTAGCTGGCACTGTATATAAAGTAGTAGCACCTGAACTTGTTAAACTTGTTTTTTTATTTGTATATACGTTAGCCACCTATAAACCAAGAGAATCTCTCTTGCTCCTGTTTTACTTCATCTAAAAATGTAGAATTTAATTGATCCTTCATAATAGTTAAAGCTCTGTTAATTTGTTTTTGGTTAGATACATCATATTCTGTTTTTGGTTCTGGTATTCTTATATTTATTTTTGTCATTATCTACGTCCATCTCCTTGTACATCCAATCTTAATGTACCAAATCTCCATTCTTCACCAGAACTATCATTTTCAATTTTAACATTTACAAATCTACCTCTAGCTCTTGTATCCTTTTTAATCGTACTTGAGGTAACTGTAAAGGGACTTAAAGCTGTTGTGGTATCTGATTGTTGAGGGTATCTTTTCACACCTAAACTTACTTTTGCATTACCTGTTAATGTTTTAAAATCTGGTACAAATCTTCTCATTGCAAGAAATACTTCACCAGCCACTTTAAGTCCTACTTGTTGACCTTGTCGATTTCTTTGTCTTTGTTCTAAATCTATATCATATGATTTTATAAAAGATGTAACAGCTGTTGTTGATCCATCTTCATTAACTTGATCTGTACCAACTTCATGTTCAAAAAATTTTGTTTGACCTAAACCATCTTGACCTACAACAGCAGGAAACGTACCATTACTTGATGCATCGTATTTAGTTGCAAAAGGTTTTGGATATACAATTGCATCAATCCAAGAAGTCCTTGCTTCAGTGCCCGTGTACCATACACCACCTTTCATAGGTTCACCATAATTAAATACAACATACTTATCATTATAACTTGCACTTGCTGATGGATAGTACCAAACTACTTCTGTAAATAAATTATTAATACCAGCTACGACTTGTTGACCTTTTGTAGTGTCAAAATTATCATAAACAAAATCTTCTACACTACATGGTAATGATTTAACTGTACCATCAAACATAAAAAAACCATTTGGTGATAACCAGAACGCAGCTCCATCTACTTCAACAACTGCATTCTTACCTATCAACCCACAGTTCGTACCTACTTGTTCAAAACTAAATGTAAAAGGAGCACCAACAAATTTCATTGTGTATAATGCGTTGTCTGTAAATACTAGAATAGTTTCTTTTGCTTTGATAGCACCAACTATTTTTGTACCATCTTGTAATCTAAAATCACCAGCAGTGTTTATAGCAGTTGCCGTGTAATCATTTATATCTTCTTGATCAGAAAATCTAATAAACATATCATCTTGTGTTGTCGTATCTCCAATGGTTGTTTCAGTTCCAAAGTGACATAAGTGTCTAGTTGTTGGTGATACTAAAGTTAATCTTGATGCAGTTGGATTATTGCCAGTTGCAAAACCAGATGTTGTCAAAGATGCTCTTGTAGTTAAAGGTGTTGCAGCACCTGCGTTCCATGTAAATGTTTTACCGTTTGCAATAGTTGCAATTAATACTTGACCAAAGTTATCTAAGCTCCAAAGACCTGGTTCAAGAGTTACCTCCGATGCAAGAACTGCTTCGCCCCAGTCAGAGTAATTAGTTGCATCTACAACTGCTGTGCCATCAGAATGAGCTGCCTTACTTGTTCCATCAACTTCTCTTGTAATTGTTGTTAAGTTTGGTGACGATACACCTGTGTATGAAATTAATTCGTTTTCAACTAATATTCTTCCTGATGAACTAAAGTTTGTCGTTGCATCTAATGTAATTGAAGTTCCAGATCCACCTGTACCAGCGGTGTCATTTAACAACGCTCCATCTAAAGTAGATGTTGCAGCTCCAGGAACTGATCCGTTCCATTGTGATATACCAAAACCATAACCATAAGACTGCGCTGCTGGACCTACTTTTTCATAAGGTTTGACCGCAATACTTCCACCTGTTGATACAGTTGCACCAGCATTACTGCTTTGTGTAATTGTAAAAGTTGTTGGCGTTGGAACTGCTGTTACTTGAAATAATTTATCCTCAAAGTCTGATGCACTAAAACCCGTGCCACCTGGTAAAGTTACACTATCAAATAATACTATGTCTCCAGGTTCTAAGTTATGTGATGTAGAAGTTGTTATAGTACAAACGGGATCATTATTAGTTGTTGCAATTGTAGAAGAACTTAACGTAGATTTTAAAGGTGTGATGTCATGTAGTTGTCCTTCAAAATATAAAAGTAAAAATT